CGAAGGGATTCCTCTTTCCAACGGGAACGGCCATAAGGTCGTCTCGAAGGAACGTGAGAGACTAGCGATATTGGAGTATCTCCAATGTGAGCAGGATGTTCGAGCAGCGGATGATCGCCTTCAACCCTCTTACTTGGAGGATTTTAGGCGTGTTTCCGCTATGCTTTTTGGCGACCTCTTTGCCAAAGTAGATAGAGATATCTACTGGGGTAGAGTGGTCGGCAAGCATGGTCCAGGCGCTGTTGCTGATCGTCTCTCGGCTAATGCCAAGTGGGATCAGCAGACCTGGACCGCGCGTCTTCAACGGATTTTTCCGTATGAAGAGCAGTTGGCTAACACCCCGTCTAACTACCGGGAGTGTAAACCAGCTCCGAACATCCTCGAACCCGGTTCGGAGATTCCTGTTAAGGTAATCACCGTTCCTAAAACGCTGAAAACACCTAGGATCATTGCGATCGAGCCTACCTGCATGCAGTTTATGCAGCAGGGGCTCTTTCGTGCGATCCATGATGCGCTTCAAGAGGATAGTTACCTCTCGCGCATGGTCGGCATTGCAGACCAGGACCCTAATCGGGAAATGGCCTGTCAGGGTTCCCTCAGCGGGGAACTCGCCACACTAGACCTTAGTGAGGCTTCCGATCGTGTTTCCAACGAGCATGTACTAGCCATGTTGCAGGACTACCCTCATTTGTCTGAGGCTGTCCAGGCAACACGGTCTAGGAAGGCTCGTATACCTGGCTATGGTGTTTTACGCCTAGCCAAGTTTGCGTCTATGGGTTCAGCTCTCTGCTTCCCTATTGAAGCCATGGTCTTCCTGACCGTGATCTTCTTGGGGATAGAAAGGGAGCTAAGTGCCCCGCTTTCTTACGAAATGGTTGTCAAACATTTTCGTAAGCAGGTGCGCGTCTTCGGGGACGATATTATCGTCCCGCGGAGACATGTGCTGTCCGTCGTTGGCGAGCTCGAGGCTTTCGGCTTTCGAGTAAACGCCAGCAAGTCTTTCTGGACCGGAAGGTACAGAGAGTCTTGCGGTAAGGAGTTCTATGACGGCCATGACGTTAGTATCGTCAAAGTCCGCATGGAGCTCCCTACACAACGGCAGGACGCGAGTGAGGTCATATCTGCAGTTAGCTTAAGAAACCAGCTCTATTGGGCTGGCCTTTGGCAATCTGCTAGGTGGATGGATACATATCTGGAAAAGCTGTTAAGGTTTTTCCCGAATGTTTCACCTACCTCCTCACTGCTGGGCAGGGAGTCGGCTCTTGGGTATGAATTCCAAAAGCTGGCTCCATCCACTCACGGCCCCATCACTAAGGGCTATTGTGTGAGTGCCAAACCTCCTCTAGATGTTCTAGAGGGGAGTGGTGCCTTGCTTAAGTGTCTCAGTCCGAAAACCTCGATTCACCCCCTGCACTTGTTGCAGAAAGAGGATCGGGTGCCGGTCGTTGACGACCCAGTCGTTGACACTGATCACTTAGAGCGTACTGGACGCCCCAAGCGCGTCAGCATCAAGCTTGGGTGGAGCTCACCCTTCTAAAGGTGAGTCGGTTTCCGCTATATAGCGGACGCCGGTGGGAGATAGTGTGTTGCACTATCCCGCCACTAAAGGACCAGGATATGAGTCTGGCCCCATGGTGGTTTAAAGCGAC